ACCAAGGGCCTCCTGGGGTTTTGGTTGGATCGGTATAGGCTGCTGGGCCCAACTTCAACACAAACAAAACAGTGGTCGCGTGTTGTTCTTGTACCGCGTATTGGGACGGTCTTATCAGATCCAAATCAGTTCCGTCAATCTTGTCAGAGATATCAGGCACACCGCAGAGGATGTGATAACCACTTGGCTCTGGTAGAACCGTTGCTTTTTCTTCGTCCGTTGCATTCTCAGCAGGAGCTGACAATGTTTCAATCTCAGGAGGCAAAATCAAATCACTCATCACTTTCTTCCATTTCTTTTTGCAGGTCAAGGAGATAACGCTCTGCAAGGGCCAGACCCGAAATGAGCCCACAGAGTTTTTGGTATTCTTCAAAAGAGCGACACGAACCTCCAGCCATGTCATCGGCGTAGTTGTTCATATCGTGGCGTAATTTGTCGCGCAATACGCGTGCGAATTGGTCTATCATGCTTCAGGTGCTTTCTTTGTTCTTGCAAGCTCTGCTTTTAATCTAGCAGCATCACGTTGCTGTTTAAGACTTTGTTTATGCAGCGCTTCATTGTGAGCCATCTCTTGTAGGTGTTTTTCCCTATCCATAACCGTTTGGGCGTGTTGGCTCTTTAAGTTTTGCACGCTAGAAGCGCTTTGAATCATCAAGTCATGCTGTTGTTTTAGTGCTTCAACATGGGGGTCTTGCGCGGCCAAGTCGGCTTTGTGTTTAGCCATGTCAATGCCCATTTGCAAACCCGATTGTTGTTCTTGCGAAGCAATTCTGTGTTGATCTGCTTTAATTTGTGTGCCTACTTTTAAAGCTTGCAGTTTTAATTGGCCTCCAACTTTTTCTGTTTCAAGCTGAACTTTGGCCATTGCCACCGCAGAGTCAGAAGCCGCTTTGGCTTTCTTAAGCTGCAACTCTTGTTGTTGTAGCTGCAATTCTTGTTGCTGCATTTGAATAAGCGGGTCTTGTGCTTGTTGTTGTGCCTGCTGTTGTGCCGCGGCAGCTTGACCTTGTTGCATGACTTGATTGGCGGCTTGGGCCATGAGTGTGGACAAGGCTTTTTCTGCTTCGGGTGGCAACTTCTCGTCCTCTGGGGGCAGAGCCATACCCAACTGTTGAGATACAAGGTTTCTGTACATAAACCCAACGTGCTCGGCAATATGTGCCTGTAATGCGCCCATGATGGCTTGCATCTGTGGGTTCTGACCGATCATGGCCATGATCATGGGATCATTGATCATGGAGTTGTGGACAGCCATGTGTGCTTGGTGATCTTGGTACTCAAATGCTTTTAAGGGTTTACCCTTAAGCACGGCTTGGTTCTCAGACACTGGATCGACAGGCTTTTGGTCATCGGGCAGGGGCACCAGCTTCTCAGCGTTCTTAATCCCTAAGACATCGAGCATTGACCTGTGCAACTGCGGCAAGTCATAGATTTGAGGCGCCATCTGCGCCATCTGCATCACCGCTTGGTACTGTACTACGCGTTGCGATAGTGTTGCGGCATTGGGATCTGACACGGGGATGATGTCCACCTTGTCATAGTCTTCTTTCTTAGACTTGCGGCCGCCGTACTCTGGATCGTACTTGTAGTCTGGCTCCGTATAGTCACGGATCAAGTCTTTCAAAAGTTTTAGCTCTTGCTTGAGTGCAAAATGAACCCGCGCTTGTACGGCGGTAAGTACTTTGAGTTGCCTTTCAAGGAGAGCTAAAGTGGTGCCGACTGGGGCTTGCGAGTTCATGTCCGACACTTGCATGTCGGCTGTTGCGGCAAACCTTCGTCCTTCATCAACGATTTGTCCAAGCAAATTGAACAAGACGTTGCTGGGTTCTTTGTAAGGTAGGGGTAAGATCGAGTCTCTGATGTTGCCAGAGGCTACGTCTACGTCTCGGAACTCTCCTGGCGCGATTGGCGTATCATCGCCCTTAATGCGAAGTCCACGAGATTTGAGTCCACCGGGTAGATTTGAGAGGGTACCTGCATCGACCAGTTGTCGCATAATACTGGTAGCAGATTTAGCAAATCCTCCGATAAGGTGAAAGAGTCCGAAACCATAAGCGCCGAAACCGGGAATGTACTGGTAGTGTACAAAATGCTGCCTTTTGAGTTTGAGTGCATCGCCTTCCTTCCAATTGCGTCTGATTGAGAGAATGGTGTTTGTGCCTCGGATCAGAGTCACAACATAAGGATGCGCAATGCCTGTCTCGGTTCCGTCTTCATCAACGTCTTGGAAGCCATCCAAGTCCAAGTCAACGTGGCACTCATATAAGGTATAACGGTCATCGTTCAGGTCACTGAACCCCGTCTCGTGATCTTTGGCTTGCTTGATGTCGTCTCTGTGGCGTGGGGGATCAGGCAACTCAACATCTAAATAAAACCCAGCGGCTTGCAGTTTTAAAATATCGTTTTTGGTCTTGCGCATCACATGGGTAATGCGGTGGCATGTGTCCATGTCCGTAGCCCCATAGGGCAGGATGATATCCTCGGCTGGCACGAACATCGAGACTTGACGCCCCAAGTTAGGATCGTAATAGACTTTCTTGAACGCTGACCCTGTGGCTGGGAGTGACCATAACATGCGCTCATGCTCGGGTCTGTACTCTTGCATCACATCTGTCAACTCATGGTTCATGTCGTCTTGGACGTTGGTGGCAATCTCGCGTGTCTCAGGGGTTTCTTTACCGATGATCTTACTGAGCACGGGCCCTTGGGCTGGGAATGTCTCGGTGATCATCTCGGCTTGGAAGCGTACAACCGCTTCTGTGATCATGGGGTGGAATACTCCACAAGCACCGTCCCAAGGCTCGGTGCGCTCTTCCATGTGCAGACCCAAAAGTTTTAAGCCTTCTGTGTAGGCTTTCTCCCAGTCTTTGCGTGATGCCCTGTCTTGGTCAATGTCATACTCAAGGTCGCCTGCAACCGTCTGCAGTTTTGAAGCATTGAGGTACTCGGCCAAGTTATCGTCAAACTCTTCTTCGCCTTGGGTGGAGTCCTTGGGCTCCATGTCAATCTCCATGTCCCCAGACTTAATATGCACTTCTTCTGGGTCTACGATCTCTATCTCCAAGGGTTCTTCACCAGCGCCCAAGGCATCGAGCCCTGCTGGTGCTTGATATAACGATTTGTCAAAACTGCTTGTTGCCATGATGATCCTTAATAATAAGCTGCTGTGCGACGGCGACGATACATTGGCTCGTCTCGCTCATCCGAGTCTAGCGAAATAAACCCGCCTTGCCTATAGCGCATCAAGGCTTGTGACGTAGTATCCACATAGTCATCATTCTCGCCAACGGGGAAAGCCGCCACCTCTTCAATTACTTCTCGCGCCCATCTTGTGTCTGGCGCCCAGACCATGCCACTGGCAAAGAGATCAGACACAGCGTTAAGCCTGACCATCTTATCATTGCCGCGGCTCGGATTGGTCTCTTGGACAGGGATTCCCATTGCTCTGAATTCCTGGATAAGTGGAGCTCCTGCAGCCTTTTTTTCCACAATGAACGCATCGGGTTGCCATTCTTTATAGTGTTTAAGTGCTATGGCTTTGAGTTCTGGAAATGCCATGCGGTCTTTGAAAGCGTCCAACAAGATGATCTGCGCCTTGTCGTTTTCCTCTTCATTGTAGAACACGCCCCATGTTGTACATGCAGAGTAGTCGGAATTATTTTTAGTCTCAAAGGCCGTATCCCAAGACTGGATCACATAGTCGCAGGTGGGCGGATCGTCTCTGTCCCAAATGCGCCAGTGTTTGCGAGAAATAATCGCGCTGGTGTCCGAGGTGGGTTGTTGCATGTACTGGGCGTTCCAATACCGTGGGTCAAGAGAGGCTTTGATCTTTTTGAGGGAGTCAAGCGGCCATTGCTCTGGCCATAGGGATTTCTCATCTTCTGTGCCTTCATTTAATATAGGAGGCAGTTCCACAATCTCCCAAGGCATGGCTTCAGGATTGCGTACTTGATAATCAATGAGTTTGCCCGTCAAGTCTAGGAGAGACCAGCGCGTCATAATAACAATGATCGCTCCACCCGGCATCAGACGTTGCAAAGGGCCTGTTTGAAACCAAGACCATGCCGTATCAAACGCCAATCGGCTGTTGGTCTTTACATCTTGTTCGCTATGAGGATCATCAATAACAAAAAGATCAGCTCCGCGGCCAGCAAGAGCGCCGCCGACACCGGCTGCATAATACTGACCTCCCAGCGATGTAGACCATTTACCAGCCGCCTTCTGATCCTCCGCCACTTGTGTGCTAGGGAAAATTTCATGGTATTCCTCTGATTCAATTAAATTTCGTACACGTCGTCCAAAGTCTTCCGACAGACCCGCAGTGTGCGTGCCCATGATGATCTTCTTGTCAGGAAACTTGCCTAAGAAGTAGGCAGGGAATAAATAGGACGAGAACTCAGACTTGCCATGACGCGGTGCAATATTAATGATCACACGCTTCTTGTTGCCTGCGATCACCTCTTCAAATATTTTGGCTAGCTTCCTGTGGTGGGGGCCTGTCTTGAATCCTGGATACACCGCCTTGGCAAACCCAAGGATATTAGTTTGTGCGGCCAGTAGACTGGCGCGCTTTTCTTTTCTGTCTAAATCTTCAAAGAGCTCTAGCTTCTCCGCCTTGGACATCCTAGGCAGATTTTGTTGGATGAGCTTGGCCTCAAGCGGCGTCAGACTCGTGAGCTTGGATAGATCCATTGGTTTCCAAATCAGTTATATCGTCATTGTTTGACAGTACATCCACCACGTCCATGAACTTATTGAGCTTGTCTTTGATGCGCTGGTCTAGCTCATCGTCACTCAACTCGGCTTTCTTGACTTCGATCTTCTCAGTGAACAACCCAATTTCAGTTACTTTGCCCAACAAAGCCAAAGCTTTGAGGCGGATGTTGGCGCTGGGGTTTTCAACTTCTTCAAGAATTTTAGCTACGGCATAGCCTCTAAGTTCTTTGGCCTGCTGTACAAACTCCCAGTCATAGGCTGTCAGCATTCCCACAAGATGCTGGACAGCGGCTGGGGTTTTGACTTGTGCTAGAGACTGGTGTGTGATTTCGGAAGGAGAGGCAGAAACAATATTGGCAAAAGATGTTCTCGCAGCTTGTGTTTCTAACTCATTTGTTATGGTATCTGTGTCTACAGCGCCCAGCTCTTTAAGCCAGTCTACTGTTTTAATCTTGGCGTCCAGCGCGTCTGTAGGCGTAGCTTTTTCCAGGGGCACGAATCCCTGTGGTGTTGTTTCCACGTCTGGTTCAAAATCTATCAAATGATCTAACATGCGTAGGCCCTTGCAACCTCGATAGCGTTAATGTACACTATATTTGAAGTCTGATGCAAGCAGTTGCCAAACTTGATTGCGTTTACTTCTCCTTTGTGAACGAAATGTTCTTTGCCCCACCTTAGACGTGGGGCTTTTTTTATGGGTCGTTGTCTAACGTTAGACATGGTAATTACAAAATTTTTATAAAATAATACTATGGTATTACTTAAGTGCTGGGAATCGGTGTGGAACAGTGTTCGGGGCGGGACTGGTGGGGTGGTTTAAATCTGGTTGGTGGGGGGTAGGTGGGGTTTAGCCATAGCCGTTTTTGACCTTCCTGTATACCCCGTCATGAGATACTATAAGTGTTGGAGCAGTACTATAGTTCTAACGTTCATCAACAAACGGGGTAAGCGTACCCCATTATCCAAAGAAAGAGAGATCAATATGTCTTTACAGTCATTAGTCATCAGTACGCTCAAAGCGTACACAGTTGTACTCGCCAATGCAAGCGAGCTCACCAAGCACGCCAAGAGCATGACGCTCAAGGCTTGGCGCAATGAGGTTGCTGTCATCATTGGCAAGCACTATGGTGTCGAGCCCCATGAGTCACAGAAGTCTCATTGGCTCACGTTCAAGAAGGACACCAAGGCAGAGCAGATGCTTGAGAAGTTTTTCAAGTTGCATCCCAAGTGGGCAACACTGCAAGCACCCAATAGCAACAGTCGCACAGAGGTCGCAGTGCCAGTCGCTGTGCAAAAGAAGACTAAGGAGTTGATCGCAGTAGTCGTTGACGCAGGCATGACTAAGGCGCAATTCGACAAGATGGTTGCAGAGATTCGCGCATCTGTGCAATTCAAATAATGGGGTAAGCGTACCCCATTTCCAATCGACAGCGCAGGGCGAGAGTCTTGCGCTGTTTTCTTTTATGTCTAACGAAAGGACTTTAATCATGAAACCACAATTCAAACACGACTGCAACTCGTGCGTATTCATTGGCAACATCTTCACCAACCTAGTCGTGTCGAATGTTAGGGTAGAAACCGATCTTTACCGATCATGCGAAATTAACGGCGGTTATCTTTTGCGTATGTCCAACGAAGATAACGACTACATCACCACCACCAATGTCAACAAATACCTTGGCGTGACGTTGCGAGCCTAAGACAACTTAGCCTAATGCTCGCAAGAGCATTGGGGTGCGCTGTTGCACCTTAACTGGA